CTGTGGCCGCTAGGCATTCGTTTCGGTCGGCTTGTCTTAGGTTTGGGGCAAGAAACATTACATCTTCAACTGTCGTCGGACGTAAGTATTTATTCATCGTCGATTAGACCTGAGGTGTAAGTTCCCTTCCCATTCTGCCGATAAGAACTGGCAGGGTAGGTGGCTGTCACTTTCGATAGTTATCTTGGCGCGTACTGATTTAATCATCACTGGGAACCGAAAGTCACCCGATGTTAAAACTGTATCGCCGATGATGTTCTCACCACCGCCGATAAGACGCCCAGTGAAAGAGTAGGTCTGCGCAGTGTTACCACCGACCTTGCTTTCCACTTTGCAATCAAACTCACCGCTGTCTTGGTAGCGCATCAGCCAGTGTTTAATCTGTAGACGACCACCAGCGATAGCTACACGGCCACCTGCGGGTGTGTCCTCTTTCAGTGTTGGCTCAGAGAACTCGTAGCGCATTGTATAACGCTCACCCAGATAGACGTTGCTGGCGGACTTATCACCACTCACCACAACTTGTGTGGAGGTGCTAGACGTCACAGGTATAATCTCACCCTGTGTCGTGCCGCGAGTGACAACCGCTGGATTGGATAGCTCGAAGGGTATCGTGAAGGTCGTTGTATTTGCCACGCTGTCATAGGTTACTGTGCAATCAGCTTCAGTAATTCTGTGGTCCAGACGTGTCACATAATTTTGGTCAGTGTCCGACCGCCCTTCGTCAAAGTTAATTTTGTAGAGTATCGTCTTGCCCGACTTGTTTCCAACAACGTAAAGCGCACTTTCGATGAACTCTGCGTTTAAGATTTCCAGCCCATTAAAGGTGTATTTAAACCATGCTGACTGCATCTTCTCACGTCCAGACCAATGCCATTTGTAAACGAACATTGAACTGTCTTGCTGTGTTGAGAGGCAGATAAGTGAGTTTTCTGTCGTTGATGCTGCCATGTCATAGACGCCATCAGGAATGAACTTTGAAGCATGTGAAGTGACGTCGACTGCATCTGAGCGGTCTGTATCGTCGATGACGTAATACTCTCGCACAGAGGTATGTCCGCCGCGTTTGGCAGGGAAGTAGACCACGTTTCCTGCTGTTGCAGGACGTGCGGCTGTACTCGCTTCATACTCTGTTGTTTGTGCGATGGACGTATTCTTTGGAGTTAGAAAGTCTCCACCCTTCAAAATAAATTGGGTCTGGTCGCTGAACAGCAAGAGCTTACGGTCAAAAGGTATAGCGTGTTGTAGGTATGAAACTTTGGTATGCGAAGCCGCTACATCAATTGGGTCTGTGTCCAAAAGAGTTCGAGCGGTCGCTGCAAAGAAATCAAAATATTCAGATGTCCGAGACATCACCACATTCTCGCTAGCAAGCACGCCCAAGCGGTTTTGGAAGAAGAAGATGTCAGACAGCTTTTCACCAATAAAGGTTGGTTGAGGTACGCTACTTTCGTCGCCAACCGCTCGGTCACCCCAGTCGCCTTGCTCAAATGTAAATGAGCCATCAGGTTGCCTGATTAGCAGGTGAGGCATCGTTGTGCGGTCAATCTCATAGGGGATGCCGGGCTTTACCCACTCTATCCAAGTGCCTTCAGAACTAAGGTTTTGCCCTGCGTTCTGCGCTTCAAATTTTACGTAATAATTATCGAAGTCATTGGTTTGGTCGCCTTGTACTTCTGCTATGTAGCCATGTGGTGCTTGCCGTGGAAGGTCGTCAAAGCGTTGTACGACACCTACTGTCGCATCCATTCCCGTATCACCAAGGCTGTCATAAGTGGCGAGGTCAAAGGAGGCGTTTCCAGACTTGTTGATGACAACGGTTGAACCATCGGCTCTTGCCGTGAATCCGCTTTGTCCGTTGACTGCTGTGGCAAGTCTCGTCGCAATATCATCTGTACGTGTTTCCACTTGGTCGGTTGCGCTTGTGGTAATGTTAGCAGCAATCGAGCCATCAAGGTATATCGTAAATCGTTGGTTGTAGTCGCCCTGCTTAATAGCAACTAGGCCAGTAAATGGATAGTTCGGCGTGGTTTGAGTATCCATCGCGGTTGTGACGTCTGTGTTTAGAACAAAAGTATAATCAGCCACCGTCACAAACTTAAAGCTGGTAGCTGGTGTGGTGGTATTCAAATAAGACGTGCCATTCGGGTAGGTGACCGTTTTAGCGTTTCCTGCCAAATCATAGACAGCAATGTTGTTACTAGCGTCGATAAATACAAAATAGCGTTCATTCACATCACGGTTGATAAGGTGAACAGCCTGACCAGAAGTGACTGTGTTCTTCATCGTTGCCACGTATTCTAACGGTGGTCGTTTGTGTAAGCCTTCAACAAGCGAGCTAAAGGCATTTTCCTGCAGTTCTGCTTGCGAGCTTAGGCGCAAGGAGGGTGACTGCTGTGACACCCCTTGTACGAGGTTTGGAATAGCAGAACTAATTTGTGGCATCAGGGAAGTATCCTATGGTTAAACCCACGGTTCATCACACGGGCAACGGAGTAGCTGTCCATCATAGAGTAATCAGCGGTTTCGCCTTCAAATTGGCGTAAATCTACAAGGGCAGAGCGTTCATCGCGTAATGCCATAGAGTGGATTGTTTCGCTGTTGAGTAGTCGGTCAGCGTAAATGCGTGCTGCACGTGCTGTAATGTAGCGTTTAGCTACATCTGGCAGGACAGCGAAATCTTGGAAGTAAACAATGTCGACCTTTATGGTACCAGTAAATTCATAGGTACGTTCCCGCAGGTCAAACAGCTTACTCTCACGGATGACCACGTTGTAATCTGGTGCATCAATGCGAGCAGTGTCAGCAGGAATAAGAATGTTTTTGTTATTATCAGGGGCCAGCTTCACACCGTATTCTGTGTTGAAGTGCCAACCTTGTGATTGAATTTCGCGGCTAATCTCTAGCAAAACCTGTTTGGCAACTGTGACGTCTGTCACTTGGTTACCTGTAAGTGTGTTTACAGGGGCTTCACCAATGGTCGTGAGTAGCACGTTGACCGCTTCTAGTTCGGTCATTGATGTTGGTTTAGTCATGATGCCCTCGAAGATAAAAAAAGGGCCAGCCCGAAAGCTGACCCAAAGTAATTAAGCAGTCTTGATTTCGACAGCACATTCTGGACGCAAGACGCCATGGCCCATTGCATATTTTGCAGCCATAAGAGTACCTTGGTACATGATGTTAAAGTCGCCAGTTGTCTGTTCAACTGCCAAGTCCATCAGCTTCACTGTGCCGATAGCTTGCTTTTGCATGACAAGAGCAGCGGTGTTTGAGAAGTCACCTGCGTAGGTGTTATTCTCACCGGATACCGCAGCTACGTTTGTTGTTGGCAGATTGTTTGTCTTTACAATCTGAACACCAGCCACGCGAAGTACAGTACCATCAGCGTATACACCAGCACCGCCCCAATCACGATTGATAACATTCGTGGTTTGGACAAGGTTGTAATACTGCTCAGGTTTGACCAAAGCCACGCGCTCATTCTCTGGAACATCTTTTTCGTCCATTGCTTGAGCCGCGTCAAAGATAGCAGCAGCCAAGTCAGCACCCGCTGTTTTAGCGTTTGCAGATACGATAGCAGAACCACCATTCCCTCCTGATACTGTTGCCGCAGAACGGGCTGCGAGAAGACCTACGCGCATTGTGCGTGTGTCAAACTCTTTGGCCAAAGCCATACCAAGGAGACGTGAGTATTCTGCACGTACATCGTAATGGTTCTTGGCTTCATCAATGTCTGCGATGAATGTGTCAGCCACGAGCAGGTCATCGATGTTGATGACGATTTCATTGTGGTTGACTGATTGTGTACCGAGCAGCGGTGTACCAACGGTGTGGTATGCTGCCGATGTTTTGCCCATTACTGGGAATGAAGCGGACTTACCGCTTTGAATTGTTCGAGACGTGTGAAGGTCTTTCATCACGTTGTTTTCGTCAAATGCAGTCAGGACTTCGCCAGCGAACACCTTGAGAAATAGGTTATTCGCACTCGCAAAATCAGTTGGCGTTGCGCCATTGACTACACCTAAGCGGGACGCTGTTGCGTTTGCCATAGTTGTATATCCTTAATTTTGATTGGGAAATGACCGTCGTTTCTACTCACAGGGGTTGTCACACGCATGTGGCCTATGTTTTCGTTACTTAGTCCGTCTGCCTAAAGAGGCATGACATCTGACCCGAGAAGGAGGTTGAGATGAAAAGAAATCTAATTTTTACTTTGTTTTGTTTAGTACTTGCTTCGGCTGTTGGAGCAGAACTTCCAGCGACCAACCCGTTTAAAGACCGGCCAAGTACACTTAAATGGCACCCGTACCCAAGCGCTGTTTTAAGCGAAGGTAAGGTTCTTTCGACCTATACCAACACGAAAGGCAGCATCCATAAACTTGTGGTAAGGGTCGATAGGACAATATATTTTTGTGAGGTATCTACAAGAACACTAAGTTGCTGGATGCCGCAAGATAAAGTAGAAAAGTGACTTTTAATACTTAGGCTTTTTGGGTTTAGTAGTCCCGCCCAGCATCGCATTATAACTACCGCCGACATAGATAATCCGAAATTCGAAGTTGTTCTTCTGCCTACAGTTGGAGCATCTGGCTTTCTTCATGACTTCCTTGACCGTTATCTCTTTGCCATAGCGTTCCATTAATTTCGCCACAGGAACATTCGGTGCGTGGCCGCACTTACATTCGAATGAGAGATGGTTGTTCGATATGGTTTGGAGTTGGGTCAAGGATAAGCCTTAAGTTCTTTTCGCGGTTTTCTTAGCATCCCGAAAGGCTTTCGCCGTCGGTGCGCCTTTGGAGCCTACCTTACGAGGTTTGCCGCCGCGAGCGCGTTTTGCATGGATGTTTGCATATAAACCTTTTTTCACACTTGCATCCCTTTTGGAAATTGCCGGGGGG